ACACGACAAGCTATATCTGAGTGTATCGTTAACGCTGCTGTGTTTGGTACAGGTATTGGTGAGGTTGTTGTACAGGAAAAGACACGTAGAGTTCCTTCTACACAGCCAGCTATGGATGGTCAGGTAGCTACCTTTGGTGTTATTGAGACTAAAGAAGTCTCTTGTACTGTACGCCCTGTACTACCACAGAACTTCTTAATAGATCCCACAGCTTCCTCTATTGAAGAGGCGTTAGGTGTAGCGATTGATGAATATGTTCCTATACACCAAGTACAGCAGTTGATTGAAGAGGGTGTGTATGAAGATGTTGATATTAATGATAGCAGCACTCATTCATTCTTAGAGGCTCAAGATGATATTGACGATTACGATGAAGATAGAGTACGTCTAACTAAATACTATGGTCTACTACCTCGCTCAATTTTAGAATCCTACCTGTATGATGAGGATGAAGAGGAAATTTCTCTATCTGAAACCATGACAGAGAATGGATCGAACTATGTTGAGGTTGTCGCAGTCATAGCTAATGGGTCAAGCATCCTTAAGCTAGAAGAAAACCCTTACATGATGCAAGATCGCCCTGTAGTTGCATTCCCTTGGGATGTAGTTCCTAGTCGTTTCTGGGGACGAGGTGTTTGTGAGAAAGGATACAACAGTCAGAAAGCATTAGACACAGAACTACGCGCTCGTATTGATGCTTTAGCCTTGACTGTCCACCCAATGATGGCTATGGATGCTTCTCGTATGCCGCGTGGGGCTAAGATGGAAGTTAGGGCTGGTAAGACTATTCTTACAAATGGTAATCCTAACGAGATCATACAACCAATGAACTTTGGTAACGTAGATAACATTACCTTTAGCCAAGCAGATCACCTTCAGCGTATGGTACAGAACGCTACAGGTGCTGTAGATAGTGTTGGTATGGCTGGTGTAGTTAATGGTCAAGCTGCTGCTGGTGCAGTCTCTATGGGCCTAGGTGCTATCATCAAGCGTCACAAGCGTACCTTGATTAACTTTCAAGAGTGCTTCCTCATTCCGTTTGTACAGCAGAGTGCGTGGCGTTACATGCAGTATCATCCTGACAAGTTCCCAACAGGTGACTTTAAGTTTGTTCCTTCTAGTTCTCTAGGTGTTATTGCCCGTGAGTACGAGGTTTCTCAGCTAGTACAACTACTACAAACTATGTCTCCTGATACTCCAATGTATCCTGAGTTGGTTAAGTCAGTGGTTGATAATATGAATCTTGCTAATCGTGAGACTCTAATTGCTAAACTATCAGAAGCTAGTCAGCCAGATCCAATGGCTCAAGCTGGTGTAGAGATGGAGATTAAACAGAAGGAAGCATACATTTCAGTGTTACAAGGACAAGCTATGGAGTCAGCAGCTAGGACATCTAAGGTTAATACTGAGACTGAACTACTACCAATGGAAGCTGAGACTGATCGTTTAAAAGTTCTTACTACTAACATTAATGAAGGTGACGCTGACGAGAAAGAGTTCCTTCAACGCGCTAAGGTTGCTGAGTTAGTATTGAAAGAACGAGAGATTGAAAGTAAAGAAGCAATCGTTAATAAGCAGATGCAAGATAATTAAAATAACTCTTGACTTATAATACTTTGTGTGTTATAGTCCAGTAAATAGTACGCGCCCTAACACAAGGAAAACGCAATGTCAACAGATATAGATCCAGAACTAGAAAGATATTATGAATCATTGATTGATATATTTCAACTAGAAGGATGGAAGTTTTTACTAGAAGACTTTACACAATCAGAGGAATCTCTGCGTGATATAGTCACTTGTAAAACTGAAAAAGAATTACACTACCGACAAGGGCAACTAGACATCATTGGAAAACTATTAAGGTTTGAAGATGGCATCAAGAACTCTTATGAGGATTTCGTAAATGATTCGCGTTTATGATTTCACATGTAGTGAATGTAGTTACACTGAAGAGAAGTTTGTACACTCCGATAGTCGGGAAAGTGTATGCTCTGAATGTAACAGTCTGTCTCATCGACAACTAGCTGCACCTATTAGTAAGTTAGATCCCCACTCAGGAGACTTTGCAGGGGCTACAATCAAATGGGCAAAGCAACGCCAAAAACAGATTGAGAGAGAACGCAGTACCTCATGAGCCTTCTTATTGAAGTAACCTCATTAATATTAATTCCATAATACTATAAAGTACGGAGCAACAAATGGCAGAGTTTTTAGAGGGCAACCAAGAACCTCAACTAGCAGATGGTGAAGAATACCAAACCCTTACTGAATCAATCGAGTCAGAAGCTACACCTGTAGAACAAACTGATGAAGAAGATATACCTGATAAGTACAAAGGGAAGTCTGCTGCTGAGTTAGTCCGAATGCACCAAGAAGCCGAGAAGATGGCAGGTCGTCAGGGTAACGAAGTAGGTGAGTTGAGAAAGCTGGTAGATGATTACATTGTTAATCAAACAGCCACTAAAGAAATCGTTGAGGAAGAAGTTAGTGATATGGATTTCTTAGAGAATCCTAATGCTACCTTTGATAAGAAATTAGCAAACCATCCAGCTTTGAAAGCAGCTAATGAAGCTACCAAGAAGCTAGAACGAATGGAGTCCCGTGACAGGATCTTTGCAACCCATCCAGATGCGATGGATATAGTAAATGATACTGGCTTCCAAGAGTGGGTGGGTAAGTCTCAGGCTCGTACTAAGAAGTTACAGAGGGCAGATGCAGAGTTTGACTTTGACGCTGCTGACGATCTGTTTACTACATGGAAAGAGCAACAGGAATTAATTGCACAGTCTGCTGCTGCTGCCGAAGGAGATCGTAAGCGTTCTCTTAAGAGTGGTAGTAATGGTTCAGCAAGAGGTTCTGGTGAGACTACTAAGAAGTTCCTTAAGCGATCTGAATTACTACATATGATGCAGTACGAACCAGAACGCTACCTCGCTAACAATGATATTATCATGAAAGCATATGAAGAGGGTAGAGTTCGATAACTTTATACTTTAGGAAGAATATATAATGGCTACTTCAGTCTATCCCGCAATGGGCGGTAACACAAACAACACAACTGCTGCTAACTTTATCCCTGAGATTTGGAGTGATGAGATCATCGCTGCTTATAAGAAGGAATTGGTTATTGCAAACCTAGTAAACAAGATGCCAATGACAGGTAAGAAAGGTGATAGTATTCATATCCCTAAGCCTACCCGTGGATCAGCTACTGCCAAGGCTGCTAACACAGCAGTTACTATCCAGAACGAGACTGCTACTCAGTTGACTCTATCTGTAGATAAGCACTTTGAATATTCACGCCTCATCGAAGATATTACTGACATTCAAGCACAGGCTTCTATGCGTAAGTTCTATACTGGTGATGCTGGTTATGCTTTAGCTAAGAAAGTTGAAGACGACATCTTCTTGTTAGGTCAATCTACTCAAGGTGGTAACGGAGCTAACTGGGCTAAGGCAAAAGAAATCGCTGCCGATGGTGCTTTGACAGACTATACTGGTGCGGCTCAGGCATTTAACGATGCTGGTTTCCGTAACCTAATTCAAATGCTAGATGATGCTGATGTCCCTATGGACGGACGTTCATTGATCCTTCCACCTTCTGCTCGTAACACAGTTATGGGTATTGAGCGTTATACCTCTTCTGACTTTGTAACTGGCAACACTGTTGTCAATGGCAAGATTGGTAACTTATATGGTGTAGATGTTTACATCAGTAACAACTGCCCAGTTGATGGTGCGAACAAGATCGGTATGCTTATGCACAAGGATGCTTTTGTCCTAGTTGAGCAAATGGCTGTTCGTTCACAGACTCAGTACAAGCAAGAATGGTTGGCTGATCTATTCACCAGTGATACCATCTATGGTACTGGCGTACTACGTGATGCTTCTGCTGTCGCTATTGCCCTTCTTGGGTAAATACATAGGCTATTAATTTAGCCTTCATGGGGGAACTGCTTAGACTTCTAGGGAGTTCCCCTTTCTTTTATTAAAGGGAAGATCATGGCCACACTTAAAGAATTAAATTCACAACTTGCAGCAGCACAGAAAAAACATGGTGCTAAGTCACAAGCAGCAGGTCGTATTCAATACAAAATTAATCAGCTAAATAAAGGTTCTAAAGGTACTGCTGTTAAAACTAAAACAGGGGTACTTAAGAGTAAGACAGGTGTGGTTCGTCAAACAGATGCTACTAAGAAGAAGCGTACTGTTACTAAGCGTAAGACTCCATCAGCAAAGCAGCCAAACAATCCTTTTAAAACTGTTGTATCTGCTGCCCCTGCTCCTGCTAAAATTAAAGGTAGTCCTATTAAGAAGAAAATTGCTGCTAACTCAGGTAGTAAAGTTACTACTAAGAAAATTACTCCTAATAGCGGCAGTAAAACTTTTAAGCCTACTAACAAAGTTGTAGTTGCTAACCTTTCAGCAGCAGCAAAGAAGCAAGCGGATCAGAAAAAGATTCAAGCTGAGAATAATAAAAAGATTGCTGCACATCAAGCTAAACTTGCTAAACAAAAAGCAGCTAAGAAGGAAGCTAAACGACAGAACGATGCTATTGATGCAATGGCTAGTAAGTCAGATAAAGCAATGAGAGCAAGGAAGAAAACAGCAGCTAGGTTAGCGGGTCAGAAGCAAAATGAAAAGAATTGGAATGCTACTCGTAAACTTAGCACTGACGAAAAAGTTAAGCAAAGGCAAAAAGATTACAGAAACAATAAGACTTCACCTTACTAGGGGATAAACTATGGGAATCTATCGCGGCACAGGTGGTACAGGTGATTCTAACACTGACGCTACAATTACAGAAGTAACACAGAAAGCTGCTGAGGCAGGTGCTTCTGCAACAGCTAGTGCCAACAGTGCCACGGCAGCTTCCTCTTCCGCATCAAGTGCTAGTACATCAGCAACCAACGCAGCTAACTCAGCTACTGCATCAGCTAACTCAGCTACGGCATCCTCCACTAGCAAAGATACATCTGCTGCTCAGGCAGCTATCTCAACCACTAAGGCAGGGGAAGCAGCCACATCAGCTACAGCTAGTGCTAACAGTGCAACAGCTAGTGCTAACTCAGCTACGACAGCAAGTAATGCACAGACAGCAGCAGCTAACTCAGCTACAGCAGCAGCTAACTCAGCTACGGCAGCAGCGTCTAGTGCATCTACAGCTACAACTAAGGCATCAGAAGCAAGTACCAGTGCAGGGACAGCTACAACTAAGGCGAGTGAGGCAAGTACATCAGCTACCAACTCAGCCAACTCTGCCACTGCTAGTGCTAACTCAGCCACAGCATCAGCATCAAGTGCGTCAGGTGCTTCTGGTAGTGCATCCACTGCAACCACTAAAGCAAGTGAGGCAGCTACATCAGCCACTAACGCAGCCAACAGTGCCGCAGCAGCAGCGAACAAGCTACCCTTAGCTGGTGGTGAAATGACAGGCAATACTCTCCATGGGGACAATGTATATTCTCATTGGGGGGATAGTAATGATCTACAGATACATCACAGTGGAAATCATAGTTATATTGGTGACTACGGAACTGGGAATCTTTACATCAGGGGTGATAATTTAGTTTTAACTGCTGCCAATGGTGAGGCTTATATGTACGGCCTCGCTAATAGCTCAGTATATATATACCACAACAATGTTTATAAATTTAAAACCCTACATGATGGTATTCAAGTATACGGAAATATATGGCTAACTGGCAATGTACAAGGAGTAGACATTGCTGCCCGTGATGCTGTACTAACATCTACAACCGCTACAGCAGTAGCTGCCCTACCTAAATCAGGTGGACAATTAACGGGGGATGTAACCAACACATCAACTGGATCGTTCCAAGTAGCACAAGGTACAACAGCACAGCGTCCAGCAGGAACAACAGTAGGTCGATTACGTTACAACTCTACCACTGCTGGTTTTGAAGGATACACATCATCAGGGTGGGGTGAAATTGGTGGTGGTAATCCAACCTTATTTCCTTTCTTTAAATCAGATGGATCCTCAGATACCATCGCTATAACTAACGCAGAGTTTCCTTTCTTTAAATCAGATGGATCTCAAGATAACATCGGAGTATCTTAATCATGGTTAAACTAGTTAAATCAATATACACAGGCTCAGATGTAACATCTTTAGGTGAGTTAAGTGCAACAGACTCTATAGATCAAGGAATTGCTGGAGCTATCACAGCACTTACGGATGCTGCTACAATAACACCAGACCTTAATGCGAGTAATAATTTCTCAGTTACATTAGCTGGTAACAGGACACTTGCTAATCCCACTAACATTACGGCTGGTCAGTCTGGCAGTCTATTTATAACTCAAGATGGAACAGGTTCACGCACGTTGGCTTACGGCTCACATTTCAAGTTTGTTGGTGGCACTGCTCCCACTTTATCCACAGCAGCAGCGTCCGTGGATAGAATTGATTATGTGGTAGCTAGTGCAACTAAAATTCATGCAGTGGCTTCATTGGACGTAAAATAATGAGTGTCTTAAACGAGAATCAATTATTAGGAGCTAGCGGTGCTGGCACAGGTGATTATGAGATTGAGCAGTCACTTAGGTTTAATAAACCCGACAATGATTACTTGTCACATACCCCTAGCACAGCCAGTAACCAAAAAACGTGGACTTGGAGTGGGTGGGTTAAAAAGTGTGGGTTAAGTCTGGCTCAAGGGTTGTTTGATGCTCGTCAAACATCGAGTGGACAGTTCACTCAGTTAAATTTTCGTACTGATGATGTACTTCAATTTTACACCTCTATGTCTGGGGTAGATTACTCTTATGAAACACTAGCGGCTTTCCGTGACCCATCGGCTTGGTATCACATTGTTGTTGTTTTAAATACTACAAGCAGCACTCAACAAGATAGACTTATTGTTTATGTAAATGGGGTACGTCAAGCAAACGGGAACCAGTATGGCGCACTTGATCTTAATGTTACAACTTGGATAAACTCAGCAGAACCACACCATATTGGCGTAGTAACTGATGGCGGTCATTACTTAGGCGGCTACATAGGCGAAGTCAACTTCATAGACGGGCAAGCACTAACACCCGATAACTTCGGTGAGACAGGCACATACGGAGAATGGAAGCCAATAGCCTACGCTGGCACATACGGCACTAATGGTTTCTATTTACCCTTTGAGCAGGACTATACAGTAGAAGGGTTTTCTGCAGTGACCTATGAGGGAACGGGGGCCGCGCAGTATGTAGGTGGGACAGGCTTCTCCCCGTCACTGGTTTGGATGAAAAATAGATCAGCATCGCAATCACACGCATTAGTAGATGTTGTGCGTGGACGCTCAAAGATTTTATTTTCTGACGGAACAGGTGCAGAGCAAACATCTGCAACAGTGAACGATGATTTAATATCATTTGACACAGATGGTTTTACTGTCGGGCCACCAGAAAGGGCTGGTTCTACTAACAATAATGGCAGTGACATTGTAGCTTGGTCATGGGACATGGGAGGCACTACCGCCTCTAATACTAATGGCTCAATCACAAGTTCGGTGAGGGCTAACACCACCTATGGGCAATCTATAGTCACCTACTCTGGCAATGGTTCAGCAGGGGCTACAGTCGGGCATGGTCTGGCATCTACGCCCACAATGATAATTACTAAAGCAAGAGATATATCAGGTCATTGGGGTGTTTATCATACATCTATAACTGCATCTAAATATTTAACATTTACAAACAATGAGGTTGCAACTGCTTCGGGCGCTTGGAACAATACAGAACCAACATCTAGTGTTTTTTCACTAGGAACTTTTGATATTTGTAATAACTCTAATAGTAACTACATTGCATATTGTTTTTCCGATGTGGCAAATTACAGCAAGTTTGGTTCATACAGTGGGACAGGTAGCAGCGGCAATGCAATCACCACAGGTTTCGCTCCAGCTTTTGTGATGATTAAAGCTACCACAGCAGCAAATGACTGGTTTATGTACGATAATACAAGAAAACCAAACAACCCTAACGATTTAGAATTATACGCCAATAATAGCAATGCTGAATACGATTCTGGTAGAAATGTAAACTTTACCTCAACTGGTTTTGAATTTGATACTGCAAACTATGTAAATAATTCTGGTCAAACTTACATCTACATGGCATTTGCAGACACCCGTGAATACGCCTACTGGTACGATCAATCAGGCAACAACAACGATTGGACTAGCGAAGGTGGCTTGACTGAATCTGATGTGATGGTTGATAGCCCGACTAATAACTTTTGTACGTTTAATCCTATAGACAAGAGAGGTTCTGGGGCTACTTTATCCCAAGGTAATTTGAAGTTTAAAAATAACTCAGGAACATCAACGAGAGGCACGATAGCTTCTCAAGCGGATGGTAAAATATATTTTGAAGTATACAACCCCACTGTCGTATCCAACACCAACGTGCATCATATGGGGTTAGCATCAATGGACGTAAACATAAATAACGCCACTTCCACAGAAACTGGGTTGGGCGGTGGTGCAGTAGTGTATACTTATGCCAATGCTTCTGGCGGCACTGTTTCCGCAGCACAGAATGGTTCGGCTGTAGGTTCATCGGTGACTATACCCAATGCGATTGCGGCTGGCGACATAATTGCCTTTGCTTCTGATTCCTCCACAGGCAAGGTATGGATGTCTGTTAACAATTCATGGCTAAAGAATAATGGACAATTTGACGGGTCTAACGCTTTATCTTCATCAAACTATTTATTTCAATTAAACGCAGGATATGAATTTACCCCGTATACTATGCC